AGCGAGTGACAGTCGGGACGGGACATCAAGTTTGGCCTCAGGAGGGTGTCCCTACATGGATCTCTGCCGCGGGTGCTGGGCACCCTTGCCGACGTACTCCGGGCGGGGGCGCCGCCGGATCTGGTGTTCAGAGGGCTGCCGGGTTCGCTCTTACCGATCTTCGTTTGTGCCTACGAGCGCGTGTTGCCCCACCTGTGGCAACACGTTCTTGAGCGGGCCTACTCGACAGATGACTTCACCTCGTGACAAGAGGGGTTCCGATGCCTGGAGTACCTGGAGCTGGCGGTCCTCCTCCGAAGAGGTCGGCGCAGCGTCGCCGTTCGAACAAGCCGGAGGTGCCGGTCGACAGTGCTGCGGGCGCTGCGAAGGTGGTTGCTCCTGCTCCGAGCGAGGAGTGGCATCCGGTGGCACGGAGCTGGTTCGAGTCGCTGGCCGCGTCGGGACAGTCGAAGTTCTATGAGCCGTCGGACTGGGCGACCGCCTACCTGTTGGCCGAGTCGATGTCGCGGGAGTTGTCGCCGCAGCCGATGACCGTCGGTCGTGGTGACGATGCGCACGTCGAGATGGTGGCGTTGCCGCCGAAGGGGGCGTCGTTGGCGGCGTGGCTGAAGGCGATGACGGCGTTGATGGTGACCGAAGGTGACCGGCGTCGTCTCCGCCTCGAGCTGGTCCGCCAGCAGCCCGCCGAGTCCGAGGGGGCTGCCGATGTCTCCGAGCTCGAAGCCGCTCGCCGTCGTCTCCGAGGTGGGGCCGGCTGACCGTCTCGACACTCTGCCTGCCGGGATTCCTGACCTGACGTTGGGTTGGGAGGCGATCCGGTGGGCTCACGAGTGGCTGGTGCAGCCGAACGGGCCGCGTGCTGGTCTGCCGTTCAGGTTCACGGATCGTCAGATGCGGTTCCTGTTGTGGTGGTACGCGTTGGAGTCGGACGGGTCGTGGGTGTTCTCCCATGGGGCTCGCCGCCTGGCGAAGGGGTCGGGCAAGTCGCCGTTCGCTGCGGTGCACTGCCTGATCGAGTTGTGCGCCCCGGTGCGCCTGGATCGCTTCGATGACCGGGTCGAGTTCGGCGGGTGTCGGGGCAAGCCGGTGGACCTGCCGTGGGTGCAGATCGCGGCGACAGCGGAGAGCCAGACGAAGAACACGATGAGGATGGTCCGTGCGTTCGCCCCGAAGGGGTCACGGGTCGTCGAGGAGTTCGGGCTCGATCCGGGCAAGACGATCTACTACCGGGCGCCGGAGGGGCAGCTCGAGGTGATCACGTCGAGCTTCACAGCGGCTGAGGGTGCGGAGCCGTCGTTCTTGGTGGGCGACGAGCCGGAGCATTGGAAGCCGAACAACGGTGGCGCCGAGCTCGCGGCGACGATCGAGGACAACTTGGCGAAGTCGGGCGCTCGGATGGTGGAGACAGCGAACTCGTGGGAGCCTGGCGACGGGTCGGTTGCTGAGGCGACGTGGGATGCGTGGGTTGCCCAGGAGGAGGGGCGCCTGCAGGACGCTGCCGGTCGGATCCTGTACGACGCGGTGGTGGCGCCGGCCGATACCGACATGTCGGACTACGACTCGTTGCGTGACGCTCTGGAGTGGGTGTACGGCGATTGCGACTGGAAGCGCACGGCGGATGGCCGCCTCGACGTCGATCCGATCATCAAGCGGATCTGGTCGCCGAAGTCGCGGCCGGACGACAGTCGACGCAAGTACCTGAACCAGCCGGTCGCAGCGCAGGATGCGTGGACGACCCTGCAGGAGTGGCAGGTCCTCGCCGACCTTGACCGGGTCGTCGCGGATGGCGAACAGGTCGTGTTGTTCTTCGACGGGTCGAAGTCCCGGGATGCGACTGCAGTGGTCGGATGCTGCGTGAGCGATGGCCACATGTTCGTGCCCATGACGCCTGACGGGCGACGCATGGTGTGGGAACCGGGCCCCGACGAGGAGGTCGACGCTCACGACGTCGATCTGGCGGTGCGGTCGCTGTCGTCACGCTTCGACGTGGTCGGGTTCTTCGCCGACGTTCGGGAGTGGGAGTCGTTCGTGAAGGTGTCATGGCCGGACCACTGGCGGACACAGCCGGAGCTCCTGGTGCACGCCCAGCCGGCCGGCAAGAACCCCGAGATGATCGCGTGGGACATGCGTTCCCACGTGAAGGAGTTCACCCTCGCAGCTGAGCTCACACTGGCGGAGCTCGAGGCCGGCGAGTTCACCCATGACGGCGACCCGGTGCTGACCCGCCATGTCGTCAACATGCGGCGTCGACCGAACACCCATGGCGTGTCGGTCGGCAAGGAGTCCCCGGACTCAGCGAAGAAGATCGACGCGGGGGTGTGCATGATCGGAGCCCGGATGGTGCGCCGCTTGTACTTGGCCTCCGGCAAGACGCGACGACGGCCGGTCGTTGTGCGTGGACACCTCTGAGGGGGGTTGCAGATGCTGACCGCCTCACAGGCCGCTGACCTTGCCGCCGAACTGCTCGAGCTGCGAGCGAAGGATCTCCCTCGGCTCGACAAGATCCACGCCTACTGGCGGGGATCGCAGCCGCACCCGTCGGTGCCACGCGGAGCGACCGAGGAGATCAAGTCGTTCGCTCGCATGTCGCGGGTGAACATCTGTCGGCTCGTGGTGGCCGTGCCCGCACAGAAGATGGTCATCGACGGGTTCCGCGACACCGACGTGTCCGAGGACGAGTCGGTGTGGCAGATGTGGCAGGCCAACGGCCTCGACGCCGACCAGGGCGGTCTCATCCGTTCGGCGCTGGCGTACGGGGCGACGTACATGGTTGTCCTACCGGGTGACGAGTGGCCGGTCCTGCGGGGGTGCTCCCCAAGGTTCCTGACCGCAGCGTACGGTTCGGATCGCCGGTGGCCGGTCGCCGCGATCGAGCTGCGCGACGAACGTGACGGCACTGCTGTGACGCTCTACGACGACGAAGCGGTGTACCGGTTCGCTCCGGTCGATCTGTCGAACTCGGCGGCTCTCGGCACTCCCGGTGGCGACCAGCTGCGCGTCCAGTCCGTCGGTGAGCACGCCGCCGGCGTGTGCCCAGTGGTGCGGGTGCGGAACACGGCCGACCTGGAAGAGGAACCCGACTCCGAGGTCGAAGCCATCATGGCGTTGCAGGACCAGCTGGATGAGACCGTGTTCTCCCTCAAGGTCGCTGAGCGGTACGCGGCGTTTCGGCAACGGTGGATGATCGGCTGGTCGACCGACGACGAAGCGGAGGCCGTGAAGCTGTCCGCCCAACGGCTGATGACCGTCGACGCCGACCCTGACGCCGTGAAGCTCGGCGAGTTCGAACAGACCGACCTGGCCGGCTACCTCGACAGCCGTCGAGCCACCCTGGAGTCGTTCGGGATCGTGTCGCAGACCCCACCACACAACCTCGTCGGCCAGATGGTGAACCTCTCCGCTGAGGCACTCGTCGCAGCGGAAGTCGGCTCCGACCGCAAGGACGGCGAGACCCGCAACGTGATGGGTGAGGACATCGAGCAGGCGTTGCGTCTCGGCGCCGAGCTGATGGGTGTCGAGGTGTCCGACTCCGCCCAGGTGCACTGGAAGGACACCGAGGCACGTTCGCTGGGTCAGACGATCGACGCCCTCGGGAAGATGGTCCAGATGCTCGGCGTGCCGCCCCAGGCGACGTGGGAGCGGATCCCCGGGGTCACACAGCAGGACCGTGACCAGTGGAGCGACCTGAACTCCGGTGACCCGTTCACGGACCTGATGCGCGAACTCGTGTCCGGCCAGTCCTCCCCCGATGGCATCCCGACCTGAGGCGCGCCGACTCACCGAGGCGCACCGGCTCGCGCAGGCCCGCCTCGGTGCAGTCACGTCCCGCGACATGCTGTCGGCCTGGCGGCTCATCGACCCGAACCGTCTCGACGACACCGTCCCGGAGTGGTTGCGCATCGTCGAGGCGCTGATCGCCCGCAACCGGGAGATCTCGACCGGGCTGTCAGCTGCGTACCTGCGTCAGTTCCGGGCCATCGAGGCCGGCACCACAACCGCTCTGCGGATCGCCACGGTACCAGCAGTCACCGAAGCGGTACGCACATCGCTGCTCGTGACGGGACCGATCACCGTCAAGAAGGCGACCGCTGCCGGCCTGCCGATCGACGAAGCGTCCCGACGTGGCGCGACGAGCTCGGCACGCAGCGCGCTGCGTCACTCCCTCGACGGTGGCCGCTCCACGATCACCTCAACGATCGAAGCTGACCCGGTCGCGCTCGGCTGGGCCCGCGCCACATCCGGTTCCCCATGCGCGTTCTGTGCGCTCATGGCCGGCCGGGGTGCGGTCTACCGGTCCGAGCAGTCAGCGAACTTCGAGCCGCACGACGGGTGTGCCTGCCAACCCGAACCGATCTACCGCCGCGACGCCCCGCTCCCTGCCGGGTCGCAGCGTTACGCCGACCTCTACGCCGAGGCGGCCAAGGGCTCCGACGACCCGCTCAACGCCTTCCGGCGTGCGTTCGAGTCGTCCGACACCTGAGCACCCAACCCACAGAAAGGGGCCCCAGGATGGGCACCACCGAGTCCGAGACGGACACCGACCAGCACGAAGAGCACGACGACCAGCAGACCGGGCCCGCACAGCCCAACGCCGGCGCCACCACCGACAGGCTGCCCGACGACCATCCCGTCGTGAAGGCACTCAAGAAGGCCAACGAAGAGGCCGCAGCGACCCGGATCCGGCTCAAGGAGCTCGAGGACCGGGACAAGTCCGAAGGCGAGAAGCTGACGGACAAGCTCACCGCAGCAGAGCAACGCGCCGCAGAGGCCGAAGCCAAGTCGTTGCGACTGGAAGTCGCAGCCGAGAAGGGACTCACCGCAGCGCAGGCACGCCGGCTGGTGGGCACCACGAAGGAGGAGCTGGAGG